TCCTTGTAGGAAAGGTCAACACTAATTTCATTTGCAATGAAATTACATAATATCGCCCATCCTTCTTTCATTGCAGCGTTAAACTGCTCAGGAGTAACCGTTCCGATATAATCCTTTCTTATCGAGGTTAAGAACTCCCTGTATATGTCAACTACCGTGTAATTTTTCATGGCCTAATCACTTCTTACTACCGCGTCCTCTACCCTGTGTTGATGTTTGTTCCGGTTCACTTAACGCACTAACGGTTTCATTGCGTTGTTCTTCTCTAACGTATGCCAAAGGGTTACGAACCACCTTCCTCATGCTGTTGAACAGGTCGGTATTAGCATCCTGTTTCAGAAAGTTCACCACCTCGGATATACCTACACCAAGATAGATATTTTCAAAGTAGAACGCATTGTTCCGCTTGGTGATTAAACCTTCCTTGCGCATGATGTTGATGAGCGTTTTTACATCAGCATCGGTATCGGTAAAGAAGTTTGCAACGGTGTTAGGCTCGTTTTCAAGCTTGTCATAAATCGTTGCTAGCATTGTTGGTAACGACATCTTATTTGCATCGTAACCCAAGTAGTAGGCCAACCTTTTTTGGTTCTCGATGGACAGGTTATGAACCTTGTTGATAAGGTCGTACTGTCTACTAATCTTAACAACCTTCTGGTTAGCTTCATACTCGGCATCGTATATGTAGCCAATAGTAGTCCCGGGAACAACCTCGTCTTGTGACGCTACAATAGTTGGTTCCTGAACCATCAATAGCATTAACGTAACATAATCCTTGTCATTCGATTTGTCGAATATCTGATTATGCTTTATGACAACCTGAGTGTCTACCGATGGAATATACCTCTTTACCAGTTCCTCGATATTCGGTTCGTAGCTTTTGCACTCCTTCGGGTAAAATGCAAACTCATTGATACCAGCATCGAAAATAGGAACAATATAAATGTTCCTATTTCGATACTTATTATTAATGCATACAAATTGAACCTTTCCTTCTCTGCTATAACGGTTATTTAATCCTAATTCCTGCATAGTGTGCTTTGTTAATGGTTATGAATTACTGCTAATACTTGTAAGGGATGTACAGCTCAGCAACACCGTATGGGTCATGGAGAGCGATACCAGTTTCGGAAAGAACGTGTACGCTCTTACCATCAACCGAGTTCGACATATCGCCACCTTCATTCATGCCGTTCACTTCTCCTCTGATAAACGAACGCTTACCAAGAGCAAGAAGTTCTACGTTGGGCTGATTGTACTTAGTGTTACCTAAGCTCAGGAATATCATACGTCCTGATTCAGGGTTACGACCGTTTACGGTTACGGATTGAGGACGACCGGGATTGTCAAAGAACTTGAACCATACAGGAACGAAGCGCACCTTGGCATACTGGTAATACTCAACGTCAAGGTTGATACCTTTAGCGGAGCCTTCACCCTCAACAATCTTATTTCCGGCACCGGAGTTAATCATGAGAGGGGTCATCAGGTCATGAAAATCCCAGAGGGCGTCCTGACCGCCGATAACAGCAACCTCGGTTACGCCGTCATTGTTGGCGTATAGCTGCATGTTCTTCATTACGTTGTGGAGAATGGTTTTCGATAAACCATTGTAAGGCATCCTGAACGAACCTTCGCCCTGTTCTAGCAAGCCGTCACCAATGATAATCTCACGGTTCTCCATGTCTTTCAGGTAGATGTTATCCTTCTCGTCAACGGTACCCTTACCGAAGATGAGTTGGTTTTCACGGGCAATTGCCCATCTTTCAAGCATTTCAAGGTCTTGCCAGTTGGTAACTAGCTTAACGCCATTATGCTCAACCCATACCTGATTGGGGGTCATCTCCTGTGCAGTACCGCTAATGGACCACTTCATACGCTGAATGGTCATGTGCGAATACGCCATATCACCAAAGGTGTACTTCTCGTAAGCGGTTTCACTCATCTCTTCGAAAGCGGTGAATAACCATCCAATCTCCTTTCCTTCTGCAAGCAATGAAGGTGGAATATAGGCACTCTTATCACGACTGATAAGTTTTACCGTAATGGCAAATACGCTAGGCGATACCTCTTCTGGTAGCTTGTTACTAGCGTAGTGAACCTGAGTACGATTGTCATCGAGCTCAAGAACATCTTTAGGGGAGAACCAGTTGGTATCAATGTAGATGGTTACAGGTGCACCGCCTTTTCCGGGCTGTTGGTCCTGATTGAACGCATCATTGTAGGTAGCACCGTCTGGTCCGGGAACGATACGTGCCTTACGTATCTTTTGGCCGGCGACCTTCCACATTACTTTACGGTTACCAACTACACGGTAATTCTTACTCTTAGGGTTAGCCTCGGAATAGAGGTTACCGCTTACTAAACCCTTTTGGGCAAGAAGGGAAGAAAACGATGTATGCTGATTAGCAAATAGGGTTGCCACGTAGGGCAAAATCTCAGGTGCCGAAATAGCATACTTCATAAGTTCGCGAGAGGTTAAAGTCTGGTTCGCGAGCTCTTTGGGATGTCCATTTACAAATCTCATGGTTTAAAATAAATTAATTTGAAGTAAACCTCAACCTTATTATTCTGGCATAGACAACTTCCTTATATCAACACCATCATCGCTTGAAGTAGATTGACTTCTCCGGCGATTCGAACCCTCAATCTTCTCAATTATTTTTTTTTTTGAAGCATTAATCTTTTCATTAACCTTGTTTGCGAGGGATTCTTCCTTTGCGTACAATATGTACGCTAGCTTGTAAAGCTGTTCATCGTCCATTGAGTAAATCATTTCTAGCAATGGTGCCATTCCCGTTTCCTTACTTGGCGTTATCAGCGTTGGGAATACTTCATCGAACTGCTTCCGCTCATCTTCCGAGAAGTTAACGCCATAAACACTATTTATCTCTTTCACCTTTTCTAGAATACGCTTAGCGTTTTCCTGTTGCTCGGCGATAATAGCGTTCAGACGTTTCTCATTTTCTGCCTGTAAGTATTTCTCATACTCCGATAGGGTTTCACCCTTCTTCGATGCGAAATGGTTTTCGGCAGCATTTAAGAGCTCTTTAAGCTCAATCTTGTTTTTACTACTCAAAAAGTCCTTGACATCCTGCTCGGTCAACCCTGACGGATTATTCTCTTCATCATATCTCCCACCGTATTTCTCGTAGAGATATTCCTGAAGTTTCTGTTCAGGGGTAAGCTGTTGAGTCTGTCCGGCAATTTTCGTAGCAAACTCCTTCTCGTCGAAGGCGGGGTCATTGGCATGTTCGATTACAAATCGTGCCAAGGGGGGAAGTTGCTCTATGTACTTTTTTCTTGCAGTTTCAGCTAGCATTAAGTAAACATCAGCGTCTTTTTCAGGTTTAAACTCTTCTTCGTTTATTCCAAATACGCTGAATAGCTCTTTTGGTATTTTAAGGTCTGAACCATTTTGACCACCATTACCATTGTCCATTTTACCATTACTTCCAGCACCACCATTATCGTCACCACCATTATTTCCACCATTATCGCTTCCGTTTGTAGTGTCCCCGGATGATGATACTTCACCTGTAAGCTGAGCTAGTATATTCTTATCGACACCTTCTAGTTCTGCCATAATTATATGAATTTAGCGATTATTGAATTTGCATCAATGATAAGATATTTCTCGCTGTTATGAACAAAATCGTAAAAACGGTATGTAGGATTAAACATGACTCTGTCCATTAGCTTAACACTAATTGCATGATTTCTTGTAAATACACCATAAGCCACTACATAACCCTGAAATGGATGGTCATCCCATGCATCAGCAGAAAGGTCTGCCTTATTAGCATAGTTCAGGTCTAACCCACTCTTAGGTTTAATCTCAATCTGTTTTAGAACCACAATGTCCGGCCCAAACATTAAGTCGGATATTGCCGTCAATTCAGTCGGATTTGATTCTGGAACAATGATTTGCTCCTGCTCCTGTTCTAGATTTTGTTCTTTTAATTCACTCATAACCTTATAGTTTAAATTATGTTGCTAATATACAATTTAATCTTTAATATGTTCCTTACTGCGAGTAGTTTTTACGCTTATTGGTTCACTTGTATTTTTTAGAATGGCATCAAGCTTTAGTCTTATTGCTTCCAACTGAGAGTTTACGACAGATTGTCTTTGCTGCTCTTTAAGGTAAGCCATTTCAATAAACCTTTCAGTTTCAATCTTTTTATTCTCAATTCCAATTTTTGCCCTATCGATTTCGTTATCATTACCAATTTTCTGACTTTCATTCTCCAGTTGTTTATACTTAACTTCAAATTCACGCCTCATTTTTTCTGCTTCGACGTTAAGCTTCGTTTGTTCTATCTGAATATCGTACTGCTTCAACATCTTTTCAATCTCACCTTTAAGCTTTATTATTTCAGCCTCTTGTTTGGCCTTGTTATTATCGATTGCCATTTGGTTCTGCGTAATTTTTTGCTCATACTCATCAATAAGCGTCATCAACTTACTATCCATTTCTCTAAAACTATCAGAGGTAAGGATTGCACTTACTGCTGAAATAGGCATTCTATTTGACATTACACCCTGTATGGCTAACTGTTTATACAGCTCCCTTACGCTCTCATCGGTTAACGATTTGTTGATTACGATTTTAACGGTTCTATCCTCGAACTCGGCAAGGTCAATCTCTTCTACCATGTAACCCATCTTGCTATCCTCGTAGTCAATATACACCTTTTGAGCATCGGTATACCTAATGAGCAGATTGACGTAATGCTCCAATGCTTTTACGTAGATTAGTTCGTGTGTTTGGTATATTGATTCCACTATTGATAGCGTCTGATTGATAGCAGCCATCGTGGTACCTTTCAGGTCGTATTGCTCCATCATTGCCAATGACTGTCTTGTTACCCCGGTGACCAACTCAAAATGACGCTCTAACGACTCATCAATATTCAGAAGCGTAACGATACTCTGCGATAGGGTATCATCATAGTTTTGGAACTGATTAAATGTAGCAGGACGACCATTCTTCATCGATTGAATCCATGCAGTCCCCTGTTTTCTTAAAAACATCCATTCGTCCCTTGTCATTCCACCGGGTCGCTGTGAGTCGTCCATTATCATTCCCTTTACGCCAGATAACGTAATGAGCAACTCCATTTTCATGTTGATGATGGTTGACAACTCAACGCTATCCTTTGTTTCGAGTACTAGTGAGTAAGGCTTACGGAACTTTTTATCAAACACCAAGCCGATTACTGGAAGCTTTGGATCAATGTAAGAATCATCATACCTTACAACATCAGTTATCTTTCTAGGTCTTACAATAAACATGTCGTCCAACATCACCGCTTCGTAAATAACATAAAACGGTAACTCCTTCACCTTTATCCCTTTCTTGATAAGCTTGCTCTTTTCGTTTTCCTTAATCATGTGGATATGAGGCGAATCAGGATTGTACTTATTCGGATAATACGCGAACAACTTTTTCTCCTTCTCCTTCCAGAATATATGCTTTATTGTATATGTACCCATCTCGCCAATGGTATTCGGATAAGCGTACCCGGATACATAGGCAGCTTCTGTTTTTCCTGCTATTTCATACTTGTCGATTAATGCTTTCACGGCACCATTTATCTCGTAACGCTCTTCCAGCTCTCTTGCTGTGTAATGCCTTAGTAGTACCACCCAATCACCATCCTGCACCCATGTGTTGGATGTCATAGGGTATATAACATCAAGCGGTGATACCGCTTCAAATACAGGTTCGTTTGAGTTTCCCGTTATATCAACATAGTAGTACTCTGCGCCAATGGCAGTTTTTAACGCATAGTCAAATGCAATTGACTTCTCGTTTTCGAACTCTTTTTTATGGATATGTGAACGCAGCAGTACATCAACCTTCTTTTCTAGCTCGTCAATATACTCCTTACGAATTTTCTCCTCGATATTTTTCTTAATATCCTTGTAGTACTTGTTTTTGGCAAGTACGTACTGACTCTTTCTCGATGCTTCGGATATCAAATATTCCAGCTGCTGTTTCAATGCATTTGCAGCATATACTTTGACCGCGCTTTCAGGATAACCTTGCTCGATATAAGATTGCGATATTTGCTCGAGATACTGTGATGAGTTGAGGTTTATATCATCGATTTGAGCGTATTCGGGAACGGTTTGTTCAATTACTTCTTGGACAGCATTCAGGTATTCAATGTTTACTACTCTCTTAATCTTTTTAATCTTTTCCACTATCGACTCTCTATCCGCTAGTTTAATTGATAGTGGTATGCGTCTTACAAGTTCTCTTGATTTAAGGTAACGTAACCTAGGAGTTAAACGGTCAATCCTTCTTTGTTTTCCCGGAAGTACATACTTTTTATCCTTGCCAAATTTACGCAGGTAATCCAACGCATCTTCACTGAGCCCATTATTGTAGAACTCTAATGATTTATTATATACTTCCGAAGGGATGGTAAATTCATTTGCTGCATTAGCTATGTTAATCGCATTCTGCTCATAAGTTGTATATTTCATACCTAGTAGTTGTGTCGTATTAT